CTATAGATCCCTCTTCGGGAAGTTCATTAATAATATTAGTCCAATTCATTTGGCATCTCCGGTGGAGGCATCCAGTGAGTAAAAGGTAAATTTTCCATATATCGAACTTCTGGAAATACAAACATTAAAAAAAATCCGTCTTTGAAAACCCTTGTTGATATATTTGGATTTAGAGATGGATATGGAAAAAAAACTATATATTCACCATTTTTATCGGGCAAACGTTCTTTAACACTAGTCCAATTCAAACAGGTCTCCATTTAATAGGTTTTATGCCTTCAAGGCACACAGGATCTATTTTCATGTGAGCCGTAGATTCGTTTCCCCAAATAATAACCCTTCCTGTTCTTCCATCTTCATAAAGGTATTCAACCTTAGATGGTCTTGCTTCATTGTCTTGAGTAGGGAATTCTTCTAAATTACGCCAATTCATTCATTCGCTGCTGCTATTGCTTTTGAAAGAATTATATTCTTTTCATTAATATTAAGTTTTTTTGAAGAGCATATTTTGCTGATCAACATAATAACCTCAAATCTTAATTCTTCTGTTTTGTCGAATTGATCAACTTCCATTTTTTAATCCTATATTTATTTTCCATTTCTCTCGTCCAAATGTTCCAAAAACCTTTTTATAGCAAAAACTTCATCCTCGTTTCCTTTGAATAAGATAATGCAGTTTCCAAAATCATCTCCTGCTCCAATAAAAGCTCTAGTTGTTCTTCCGTCCTTTCCTTGCCATTCTCGAAACATCTTCAATGCTTTTTCACAAGTACATTTAAAAGGTTCATGTTCGCTCAATTTCATAGCCATTCTATCTTCATACAATTCTTATTTGATTCCAATATATAAAAATTATTTGACAAAATAACCCTCCATCCTACACATTCAAATTATAAGTTGACACGGATCGGCTCTGCCGTTCCTCGTTTCCCAGCGTTAAAGGGTGTCAATGACTTATAGGCGTAAAGGTACTCGCCATACCAAAAGGAAGCACATGTCCGAAGAAGTCGAAGAGATCGTAGAGGCTCAAGAGGAAACTCAAGAGGCTCAAGCTGCCGATCCAGCTGAAGAATCGAAACGTGCAGAAGAAGTGCAGAAGGCCGAAGCCTTTGCGAAAAAGTCACAAGATGACCAAGACCGCAATTGGAAAGAAGCCAGACGCAAGATGCAAGACCTAGAGCTAAAAGCTAGAGAACAAGAAGAGGTCATTAGACGTCTTACTGCTCCTGCTCCTCAGAAAGAGGATGACGAACTAGACAAACTCGGCGACGAAGATATCGTCACTAAGCGCCAAGCGATAAAGCTGGCCTCAAAAATGGCCGAATCCATTGCTCAAAAAGTCATCAAAGAACGAGAAGCAAACACAGTAGACGAAAGACTGACTCTTAAGTATCCGGATTTTGCTGAGGTTGTAAGTAAAGAAAACATTGAATTTTTAAAAGAAAACGAACCAGAACTTGCAGAGTCCTTAAGCTACAACCCAGACCCCTACAAGCAAGGTGTTGCAGCCTATAAGTTATTGAAGAAAGCCGGAATTGGAGAAACAGCCGTGTCAAACACTTCGTCGAAAGAAAAAGACAAAGCTATTAAAAACAGCCAAAAACCTGTTTCTGTTAATGCCGTCACAAAGCAAAGCGCTATAGGCAATGCTCACATGTTTGAAAATGGTCTGACGCCTGAACTTAAGGCTAGTCTTCTCAAAGAAATGAGAGAAGCCTCTAAAAGAGCATAAGCAAGCTGGTTCCTAAACAAGGAATCAAAACATGTCAATTACGACAACTAGCACATTGCCCGCTCCAGTGCAGCAATCGTTCTCGTATAAGCTTTTGTCCGTGCCAGTTCCTTACATGATCCATAAGATCCCAGCGGATCTTAAGGCTATGCCAAGAAACGGCGGTACAACGCTCAGAATGAGACGTTATAACCCACTGGCTACAGCACCTGTTCCTCTCGGAAACAGCGGCATTACACCACCTCCACAGAACCTGACAGCGATCAACATCGACGCTCAAATGGACTTCTATGGAACTTATATTTTGCTCAATGAGCAAGTAACTTTACAGAACCAAGACCCTAAAATGTATGGGGTCGATAAATCAACGGTAATTGACTTGGAGTTCCTAGCGGCGTAAGCTGAAGGATAACAAGGGGCAAGATATGAATATAAAATGGAATCATGCAAAAGATAGTTGGCCGAAAGCTACAACTGAATTAAGAGATTTCATTTTTATTGTAAGTGATGGAAAAGAGATGACGATTGCTCGATGGGTCGATCTTTGTTATGAAGATCCCACATGTGGTGCAGATCCAGATGAATTTGATTTTCTTCCTGTCATTGACATTGAAATACTGTATTGGTATGGGCCAGTCTCATCGCCAATGTGTAATATTTCCTCAAATCAGCCTGAACGACTAAATCCGATGACCCGATAGGGATGCGATAGTCTGAACTCTATGGAGACATAGAGAGGGAGACCCGAAGAGGTTTCCCCGCCTAGAAATAGGTCATAAAAGTAACAGAACGGTATTAAATGAAGCTGCCCAACGTCTCGGAGTATCACTCCGCCAGACAGAGGATCAGCTCATGCGTGATATGTTAGCTTCCACAGCTAGCTTCATCAACTGTACAGGTGGAACGAACGGAGACAACCCAACAGAGATCACAAGATCAGATATTGACCTTGTTATCCGAACACTCCGTGGAAACAACGCTTATTCCTTCTTAACAGGAATCCAAGGCGAAGACCGCTTTGGTACAGCTCCAGTACGTGATTCTTACTTCTCACTCGGTCATACCGATATGATTGGTCAGCTCGATAACGTAACTGGCTTTATCAACAAATGGAACTATCCTAACCAACAAGACACACTCGATGCAGAGTGGGGTAACGTTGCTAACATCCGCTTCCTGCTTTCTAGCATTGGCTCTACAACAGCTAACGCTTCATTGCTCGGCGCGACAGTTTACAACAACTTCGTCACTGGTAGAGAAGCTTTTGCAGCTATCGAACAAGATGGCTACTCAGCACAGTTCATCTATCGTCCACCTATCTATGACGGACCATTGGCCCTCAATGCCAGCGTTGGATACAAATTCGCTGAAGTTCCAAGAATCACAAACGATACGTGGGTATTTAACCTACGTTGCACTTTAGCGTAAGGAGATAAAAACAATGAGTTCACCAATTAATGCACAATTAACAGGTACTTTTACATCAGACGGTAACACTAAGAACATTAGTCTTCCTTCTGGATATACATCCTTCAGGATGATCAACATTACGGACCTTGGCTCAACTGCAGCTAACACAAACGTAATGCGCGCAGAAGGAACATCTTCAATGGCTGCTGGTTCTGGATTATATAATCCAAAGACTAGCGGAGCTGCAACACTGGCTTTGGAAGTTTCAACTACTACAGGTGGTTTTACTTTCGTAAGCGATAGTGCAGCCCTCCTTAACGGAGCTGCTGTTGCAACCTCTGGAACAGATATTAACCGCGCGAACCCTGCTGTAGTAAGCACGGGAACAACAACCAATCTGGTTGCCGGCGTATCTGTTGTAAGAATGATCAACAACACAGGCATGTTACAAATTTCAGGAATGGACTTCACAGTAGGTACAGTTTCTGGGGGTGCAAGCTTCCAGCTGAAATACCTTGATAACTCTGGGTTTGCTGCTGATTCTACAGCCGGTTTCTACCGTATTGTGAACGCAGATCCTAGATACTATCCAAGAGCACGTTACATCACTGCTATTACACAAGCTACAAGCGCTGTGATCACACTCTCTGTATCCCACGGTTATACCGTAGGCCAGGCAGTGCGCATCGATGTGCCTTCTGCTTTTGGAATGACAGAGATCAACGGTCTCTTAGGAAACATCACAGCAGTTACAACTGGATCAACTAACACTATTACTGTCGATATCGACAGCACTGGTTTCACAGCATTTGCATTCCCAACTTCTGCTATCGCAGCAGCTGGCGTGACATTTGCTCAAGTTGTACCCGTTGGTGAAGCAGCTATCAATAGCACTTCACAGCCTTATGGCAACTTGCTCGATGATGCAACAGATAACCAATCCTTTACTGGTGTTTCTGTTGGAACAACTGTCCAGACAACTGGAAAAGTGTACCAATGGTTCGCTAACAAAGCTACGGCTATCTAATTAACCAAATGACCCCTCTTCGGAGGGGTTTTTACAAAAGGAAAAAAGATGAGCAAAAGAATAGATATTAGTGGTTCAGTGACTCCTTCATCGGAAGTCCCTCACATCACTCAAAGTAGAAAAGAATTAGCAAATAAGAAGCTAAAAGAACTAATGGCCGAAGAAGGCAAGTTAGTCCGCGGTGTATTCCAGATGTTTGAAAATCCTGGAGGAACCCAAAAAGTAAGTTACAAAAAATATCCCACTCCCGCTGAGATGAGAAAAAGAGGCGGAGAAGGTGGACTAGAACCTTTTTCTAAAGTTATGACCGATGGATGCGAGTATGAGATCCCTCTATATGTTGCACGATTCCTAAATGGAACCGATGTAATGGCAGGAGCTCTTAGCGATGAAAAAAGAACTTCATCAATCATTGGAACTTGTTCCTATGGAATCAGCGGTTTCAAATACGCTGGAGATGCTCTTCCACCTAGTCAACTTGGTTTTGGACCTAATGGAGAAGGTGGAATACCAGTACCCATTGTCGGAGTAACAAAACGAGTCAAGCGTTATGGCTTTCAATCGCTGGAATTCTCAGCGGGAGATCGTTAACCTTGACTATCTCTACGTGGGCGCCTACTTCACAAATAATAACCAATATTACCAATGCCAACCCTGGGGTTGTGACAACATCGCAATCCCATGGCTTTTTAAATGGCCTCTACGTACGTATAGATATGTTCCCAGAACCTGCACTTTTTGGGATGACGCAGGTAAGCAACCAGGTTTACTTAATTACAGTCATTGATTCTACAAGCTTTTCGATAGATGCCGATACGAGGAATTTCGACGTATTTATAGCCGGCACAGACCCTCAAGCTCCTCAAGCCATTCCCGTAGGAGAGGTCGCAACAACCCTTAATAACTTAGAAAGAAACACCCTTACTCCAATTGGAGGATAATCATGTCTACACTCCCTAATACACTCGCCGATATAAGAACAAAAGTACGACGCATTACAGCAAGACCTTCCGCTGTCCAAATCTCAAATGCTGAAATCGATAAGTACATCAACACGTTCTACGTCTATGACATGCCAGAGCATCTTAAGATGGAGTCTTTGCGCTATAACTATGAGTTTACAACGACCGCTAACGTCGCTGTCTATGACCTTCCAACCGATACTTACTTAACTGCTATGCCACCTGTTTTTATCGGGGGATATCAGTCTTATATGACTCAAAGCAGAGAAAACTTCTTTAGAATCAATCCAGGCCTTAATTTCCTGCAGCAATCAGTTTATACTGGAAACGGAACAAATACAGGTTATACAGGTCAGTTTTTGACTAATTTACCCATTACTCAGGGATTTAAACCCAATCCTCCAGGCGCCTTTACAACATGGACTTCTGGGAATGATATCGCTGCCAAGTTTCTTAATTGGAATGTGATTGTATCAGGACTCGGAACACCAGATGCAACTTCTGGGATTACTCCATCTGTGACTCTTATTGATGATGGTCTCGGACGTTTATTTGCTCCTACAGACACTAGTATTAATCCTGCTAATGCCCGTGGAACCATAAATTATATAACAGGTGCTATAGACATCACGAACTTTGCAGCTACAATCCCTTCTGGAAACCCCATCAACGTTCAGTATATACCCTATGTAGCAAGCAGGCCTCAGTCTTGTGTATTCTTCCAGGATCAGATCATCGTTTATCCAATCCCAGATCAAGCATATACAGTGTCTTTTGAGGCTTATAAATATCCTACGGCCTTTTTAGCATCGGATGTGTCGGGAACATCCACCCCTCAGCTTACTGAATGGTGGCAGCTTCTTGCTTATGGTGCCGCGGATAAGATCTTCGCAGATAACGCGGATTTAGAGAATATGATGAAGTTTAGACCGCTGCTTGAAGAGCAGATGAATCTTGTTCTTAGAAGGACGATTGTTCAACAAACGAGTGAAAGGGCAGCGACTATATATTCGGAACAAAGTCAGTTTCCAGGCTACGGATTTGGGAATTTGTTTAGTGGATTTTAAATAATTTTCGGTTTGTTTCTTTCTTCAATTGCACATAGACGTCCATGAAAATCTTTCATCTCGTCGGCAATCCCTTTTAGAATAGCTTGGGTTTCTCTACTATATTGTTTGTTATCTTCTCGAATGTTTTGACAAGCCAAATCAGCTCGTGTTGTAGCCCACATAAATAATCCCAACATTGTTCCTATATTAGCTATTACAACTGCTGCAATAGTAATTAAGTGGGTAATGTCCAGTGTTTGCATGATTTTCTCCTATTTGCCTCTATTGTACCAAAATGTTAGGATGAGGTAAATGTATAAAAATTATTTGAGGCTCTATGACTTTTGATCCTACAATTCCTAATGCGAATCATTTTATTTCAGCTGACCAACCGCAGATTACAATTAACTTTAGCCAACTAAATTCCATATTCGACATAGATCATATTAAATATGATGATGGAACGGCTGGAAATAGAGGAAAGCATAAACAGGTAACATTAATAGCCCCTGTTGCCGCTGCAGCTGCAGGAACAGAAGGAATTGTTCATTCGGTAAATGGTGCAGGAGTTACTTTTAATGGAGTTCCTCTTCCTTTCTTTTCTAATAACTTAGGAGATTACCCTTTAATGGGAGATCTTCTAAATACCTCTGGAACAAACTTTTCTTTTACTTTAGGAAATATAATATTCAAACTAGGAACAGGAACATTCAGTGCTACAAATGGTACCAAGACAGCTACTATTTCATTCGGATCGGCATTTCCGACAGCTATTATTGGTGTTTATTGTCAAGGTTATGCTACAGGATTGAATGCTATTTCAATTACCACAGGCCCAACTACATCTGCTTTTACAGCCACACTTTTCCTACAAAGTTTAGCTACTCCAACGTTTAGTTATTTAGCTATAGGATACTAATGTCATCATCGACATTTGCTGTAGTCAATCTTCGTGATGGCGCAAGAAGAGATGTAGTACCCTTCTTACTAGAAAACGACGCTTTTCCCATCCTTGAAAACGCTTATTTATTTAGAGGAAGGATTCAGAAGAGATCCTGCTTTACTAGACTTGGAACAGGAACTAGTCGATTAAGATGGCAAGTTGGAACGACTGATGGGGCCGGAGCTCAAGTTATTGTTTTGAACGATGCCCCCATTACATCTTCTATAATACAAGTAACGGTAGGCGCAACCACATTTACAGACTCAGGGGCAGTCGACGTTCCTCCAGCACCTCTTCTTTCTAATAGTGGAGCTACCGCTTCTTTAGATAGAACAACCGGGGTTTTGACTATTGCTGGTGCGCCAGCTCTAACAGCTATTTATTACTATCCTGGGCTTCCAGTAATGGGTCTTAGAGTAGTAGAACAAGTTTCTTCGAATGATGCGATAAACGATGAATTATTAATGGGTTTTGATACGAGATATTCATATATCTATGATAAACCTACTCAAAACTTTTCAGCAGCAAATCAATTTGTTACAACTAATAACATATTTACTTGGGAAGGAACTAGTTCGGATCAATTTTGGACAACTAACTATTATCAAGTCTTATGGGCAACTAATAATATACCTGGACTTCATGTTGCGGTTGGTAATGACGCTCCCGGAGAAGGTGATGGGATTCGTTGGTACAATAGCGTCAACAATAGATGGAGCAATTTCAACCCTGGTCTTAATGGAACTACAACACCTGTAGTCGCTCCAACTGAATTCCTACTAGGTGGCTTAATTATTCTTCCTTATAAAGATAGGCTAGTGGTTTTAAATACCGTTGAAGGAGCTGCTCTTAATGGAACTAGGTTCCCTCAGCGAGCTAGATGGTCTCAAAATGGAACACCATTTTATGTGAATGCTCCGGCTGCGGGTACGTTTTCAACTAATGCTTGGAGCTCTGTTGAAGTAGGTAGGGGTGGTTTTATAGACGCTCCCACACAAGAACAGATCGTTTCCGCCGAATTCATTAAAGACACCCTGATTGTGTATTTCGAAAGATCCACTTGGCAGCTTGTCTATACCAACAATGAAATCCT